ACCATGGCCCCGTTGGAGCGGAAGAAGTCGAGGCGCTTGAGATAGTCGTCGTTCGAGGTCGAGAAAACGAGATCCGCCCACTTCATGGAGCCGACCCAGTTCTCGATCCGCTCGACGCCCTTGAAACCCTTCCCGGCATCCGGGTTGTTGCTGGGTTTCGGCTTCACGTACCAGCGGACCTCATGCCCGGCCTGGGCCGCGCGCCAGGCCAAGGCAAGACCGACGCCATCGGTGTCGATGATGAGTAGCCTCATTGGCGGCGGTTCTCCAGGGGGGCGGGAAGCATTCCTGGCCCGGCAGCGGGCAAACTCCCGGCAGTCGGTCGGACGACCTGGTCAATGAGTTGGTCCATCGTATAGACGGGCTGGCGCGGCGCCATGCGGTCGAGAAAGCTGGAGGTCGCGTTCTTGGCTTCCTGGGCGGCCTGCCCTTCGCGGTAGGCCTTGCTGGCCATGCGGGCGCCGCCCTGCGCGATCTTTCCGGCGATCGGGATCTTCCCCATGGCCTTGTCGAGAACATTGAGCAGGGCCATGCCGTTGGGGACCGTGGTGGAGCCGCCCTTGAACGGAGGCATCGTTTTTGTGTCGATAGCCACATCCGCTAGCTTGCGGAGTTCGGCGGTTGCCGTTTCCCCGAGGATCACCTTCAGTTTGGCGTCGCCGATGTCATCGAGGGCGGCCTTCAGTTTCGGCGCGGAGATGTTGACGTTGCCGCGCTGATCCGTGGCTCCCGAAAGTGCTTTTTCCTTGACGTACTCCACGGTCTGCCCGGCGATGTCCCGCCAGGCCTTGCGACCGGCGTCCCGGACCCTGCGGTCGCTGTTGTCAAGCAGGGTGTCGCGGACGCGTTGGAGGTCCTTGATCGAACCGCCACGAACCGTCTTGTCCCAGGTATCCTCCAGAGCCACCTTGCGGTCGGTGCGGGACTTCTCCTCGATGAGCTGGGCGATTGCCTTGGGCTCCTCGAACTTCATGGCGTGCTCGTTGCGCGCGGCGCGCGCGGCCTTGTACATGTCGCCGCCGGCGGCCTCGGTGGCCTTGTCGATGACGCCCTTGAGTTCTCCCATCAGAGCGCCGGAGGGCTTCCCCTGCTCCGCGAGCTGAACCGCCGTCTTGCGGACTTCCTCCATCTCGTTGATGGTGAGGTCCCGGCGTGGTTTTGCATTGCCGGCTTCATCGAACTCGACGGCGCCGAATTTCTTCAGCGTATCGGCGATCGACTTGATTTCCGGGACAGAGGCGGCCTTGGCGCCGTTCTTGGTCAGCCACTCGATCATCGGCCCAGGAGAAACCGGCATCTGTCCTTCGGGAGATTTCTCGACCTGCTTGTAGAGTTTGCTGACGTTCTCCCTGGACTTGCGGTCCGCCATCGCCAGGGCGCCTTCAGGGGCGGTCGTGTCGCCTTTGGGACGCTTCTCTGCCAACTTCACCCCGGCCTGTTCGCCGGTGGCGCGCTGGCCGGTCCTGCCCTGGAGGATATCCAGGTTCCGGGTCAAGGCTTCGGTCTGGTCCATCTGCCGTTCCCGAATGGGAGTACCGGAATCGGTCTGGGCCAGATTCTCCTCGGCGCGCAGTTTCCCGGGGTTACGCTCGGCTTGACCCTGGGTGAGTTTGACGGGTTCCGGAAGGCTGCCGGCGCGGACCTGGCGCTGCACGGCCTTGGGGTCGAGGTCCTTGAGTTTGGTGGCGTCCTCGGCGTAATCAACGAGACGGTCGCGGACGCTGCGCGAAAGCTTCGACCAGTCGAGGTCGGTATTGGCCTTGACCCACTGTTCAGCGGTAGCGGCCGCGGCGATCTTGGGAGACGGCTTGACCGCAGCCGCCGCTGGCATCCGCGCCGGAATGGTTGGTGGCAGCCCGGCGATCTTGCTCTCGTCGATGACTTTTCCCACGGCATCAAGGACGCTCTTCCCACCTTCCGTGCGCGGCGAATAGGTCAGGCCCTGAGAAACGCGGTCAGCGGTCGCTGCCGCCTCACGGGCGCCCTCTGGCGTTCCGTATTTACCCCCGGTGACGCCCTTGACCAGGCCGACAGTGTTTCCCACCAACTGCGCGGGGATGGCCGTAGCCATGCTGGCCGCGGCCTCGTAGGGACCGGCCATGTAGTTACCGAAGGATTCCAGCATGGAACGCTGCTTCGGCTCTTCTTTTGGCCTCTGGGGCGGCGCTCCGGGGATGTCGTTGACCGTGGGCGGCCGGTTCAGAACCCTCGGACTCGTCGAGTTCTCGCGCTGCACCAGCGCCGAAACGATGTCGGCATCCGGCACACCGGCTTTACGGGCACCGGTGAGGTCGTAGCGGAGCTTCTTGGAAAGCGCCTCCGCGATGTCCGCGTCCTGGACACCGGCATTACGCGCGGCTTCGAGATCGTAGGCCATTATTTGAAGAAGTCTCCGGCCTTAGCGGCGGGCCGCGCGTTGCCGTTGTCGTCCATGCGCAGCGGCTTTTCATCGGGCTTGGACTCGCCCTTTTTCCCGGTCATGCGCTCGCGCTGGGCCTTTTGAACGTGCTCCGGCGACTTCAAGGCGGCATCCATTTCCTGCCGCATGACGCCGAGCACGCCCATCAACTGCTCGTGGGAGTCAGCTCGGGAGAGCAGCTCGCGGGCATGCTCCTTGTCGCTTACCGTGGCGGCGCCGCTTGGGGAAACCGCGCGTGCGTAGACGTTGATGAAGGTGTTCAGGGCCGCCCCGAACTTGCGCGATTCGACGCTTCCGGTACCGTCCTGGTACGACGCGATCACCTTGTTGATCGGCTGGTAACCGGTGCGTTTGAATTCGTCAGACGCCTTTTGCAGGATCGGCATCATATTGATGGCCTCATCCGCCGCGATCTGCACGTTTGCCGCCCGGGTGGCCGCGGTGCGCGCGCCGGCCTTCTCGCCGCCGAGTTGCACCTGGTTGGCAAGCAGGGAATCCGCGCCGTCGGAGATCGTCGGCACGCGGAGCAGAATGTCGGGCATCATTTTCTTGCCGGCGCCGGACTGAGCGAATCGAGGGGGCAGCGTGCCGCCCTTGGCGAGAACGTCGGCCCAATAGTCGACGCGCTTGGAGTACTCCGGGTCTTCAGCGTAGGTCTTGCTCAACCGACCGGCATCCGCACCGCCGGCATTGACGTTGATGATGGGCCGGATGTAGTCCTTCTTGTTGATCGCACGCTCGCCCTCTTGAGCCGAGAGATTGCCGCTCTTGACATCCTGCTTGATCTTGCCCTCGGCGCTCTGCGGGCTTGCCTGCTTCATCTGGTGTTCCTGGTACTTGTCCCACATCCCCGCGCTCTGGGCGAGCGTCTGGGGCGTCACCTTTGACGGATCGAGGCCCGGCATGTTCGGGAACATCTGCTTCAGTTGAGCGGCGCTGGACTGGACTTCGGGTTGCAACTCCGCCCAGGCGGCCTGTTCCCCCTTTTCCGCGCTGAGTTTCTGGAACTTGCCGAGGAGGCCGGCCGAGATCGGCCCGGCGGACTGGACGTAGTCGTGCATCATCTTGGTCTGCGCCGCGTCCTGTTTCGTCCATTCCTCGGTGAGTTTCGGGGCGATCGCGGGATTGATCTTGACGACATTGGCGAGCGTGGCCTGGCGGTCGAGTTTCCCATCCGGCCCCATGACGTAGGCTTTTTTCAGTGCCTGTTCATCCGCAAAATTCTGCTGCAACTGCTTGTTCTGCATCTGCTTCGTGTTGAGGTCGAGCGACGCCATCTCGCGCTGCATCGGCGCCGCATCAGCGGCGGCCTGCATCTGCTTGAGCTGGAGAACCTTCGCCGTCTGCCCGATGGCGTCATAGGGCGCCGGGGTCTGGACCTGGAGGGGGATGCTGGGATCAATAGCCATCTCGTTCTCCTTAACCCATGCCGCCGAAACCATCGGGGCCGCCCATCTGGAACGAGGTCACGGCATTGGGGTTGCCGGATGGCGTGAAAAGCTGGCTCATCAGGCGCTGGTTCATGTAGTTCGAGTAGGCGTTGTTCAACCCGGTACCCAGAGCATTGGCACTACCCACCGTGCCGGCCGCCGTGGCGTTGGCGCCCTGGGTGAGGTAGTTGCCGGCCGTGTTGGCCCCGGACATGCCGGTAGCGCCGATGCTCGCCGCGGTAGTGGCACCCAAGGAACCTAGATTGCCGGCCGCGTTCTGCCCCGATCCGGCGACACCGGAGAGGCGGCTGAGGATCTTGTCGTACTCGCCCGAGGCGTAGTCCTGGTTGTAGCCCATCAGGCTCTGCATCGTGTTCGAGGAGAGCTGCATGCCGCCGGCGGCGGCCGAGTTGTTGAGCGCGGTCGTGCCCTGGCCGAGACGGAACTGGTAGCCGGGGTCCATCTTCATGATGTCTTCCATCGAAGACTGGGTTTTGCCGCCACCGTTGTATTTCGGATTGGCGTCGATGAACTGCTGTAGGTCCTTTTGGTTCGGCAGCCATGCGTCCGGCAGGTCTGGGAAGCGCTGGCGCAGTTGCGAGATGTATTCGCGGGTGGCGGGATCGCTGAAGGACGGGGTAGCGGTATGGCTGACATTCAGGCCCAACATCCCGGAGAGCTTGTCGAGGGCGGCGCGCCCCGTATCCATGTACGGGGTCATGTTCGACGACGTCTGGTCGAACTGGCGACGCTGTTCCGCGATCGATGCCATCGTGGCCTGGTTCGACATGCCGGCGGCGTTCTGGGCGGCATTGGCTTGGGTGGAAGCCGCATCCCCGGCGGCATCGGCGCTCATCATCCCACCGACCAGTGAAGCGGCGCCCATCGCCAAGCCGACAAACGACTTCTCACCGAAGGCAGGGCCGCCAAAAGCATCGCCAATCGGGAATTCAGCGGCAAGCGCGCGCGCCTGGGATGGGCTGAAGTGGTGTTTCATCACAGGCCTTTCGAAATCGGATGCATTGGGGTATCGGCAGGCGCATCGGCGTCGAGAACTTCGCCCTCGATGTCGCGCGCGGCGTGGACGCACCAGAGCGCGGTACCGTCCTCAAGAGCGGTGAACTGGTGGGTCTTGTTCTTCTCGATGATGATGATCTTGGGGGCGCTGTACTCGGTCGTGACACCATCGACGCAGACACGGACCCGCCCGTTTGTCAGGAGAGACTGATGCCTGAAATGGTGACGATGTCCTGGGGCGGAATCACCGGCCTTCGCGAAGACATTCATCACGATGCAGGTGTTTTCGATGACCGAGATGCTGGTGGCAACATCAGCCATGGGGGCGTGCTCGAACCCGCTATCACCATAGGGTGCGGTGACAGTGGAGATGGGGTTGCTTTCGAAACGAGTGATGTGCGTCATACATTGGTCCCAGTCGCGTCCACCCAGGCGGCACCGGTCTTGTCGACCCAAATCGGTTTCCCTTTTGCCCCGAGGGAGGTATCGAAATACGGTCGTCCAACCCACAGGTCTTTCAGGGGGCGATTCGCGGTAGTGCCGGATTGCTGCGCGGCAAACGCGACGAGAAAAATCGTCTTCGCCCAGCCGAAGAAAGTTGCCGTAGGCTTCTGTCCGGGCACGATGTCACCATTGAATTCGGTTGGAGTCGGCATCAACCCCTCCCTGGCCGAAGAACGGCCTCGGCTTTGGTGATGACAAACTTCACCGGATCGGTCATCGTGATCTGATAGACGCCATCCCGGCACTGCCCCCAGCGCCGGGAGACGAGACGGATCAGGTATTGACCGACCTTCCCGAGACCGAACCAGCGCTCGATACCGTAGGTCCGGCCGCCATCATGGGAGTACTGGATCATGACCTGCGGGTCCGAGCCCTGGCCGGCCTGAAGCCCGACACCGGTCTCCATCTCGACCGTGAGTTCGTCGACAGTGAAGAGGTTGCCGTCCTGGCGGATGTGCCGGCTCCTGATCTGGCGCTTGATCGCAGTCCCGTTGTCGGTGTAGACGTTCGGGTTGATCTTGAAGATGTTGCCGGCGCTGTAGTCGGTGACGTAGGTGCTGTTGTTGAAGTGGACGCTCTGATTGGCGATGTGCCGACCAGTCAAGGCGACACCGGTCTGCACCTCGGACCAAATCGAGGTCGAGGCGTCGTATAGCAGGGACCGGCCAGCGGTCGGGAAGTTGATCTGGTAGAAGGAATGGGTATCGAGCTTGTAGCTGAGGGCGATCGCATCCGCGGTCGTCGAGAATGAGTTGATGAGGTTGGTGGTGTCGGGATCGGAAATCAGGGCATCGGCCAGTCCGGTCAACAGACGGACCTCAACCTGGGAGCCTTCATCGTTCTTCGCCAGGTAGGCGATGCCGCCACTCAAGGGGGCACGGCTGAATTTCGCGGCGAGGCCGTACTTGATCACGGCGCCCTGGATCGGCGCGAAGGGGAATGGTGAGAGCCCGGCGTTTTGCCAGGGCTCGATCGTCTTTTCCCCCCACAGCAGCCAGAACGTGAGGTAGGACTGCACGGCGACAAGATTGTCGGTGTTCGATTCGGCGGTGGCGAACAGGGCCGGCGTCCAGACCGTGCCGTCATAGCTCTTGCTGATGTAGTACTGCCCGGTACCGGGCCGCTCCACGGCGAAAAACCCGCCGAGGAAGTCGCAGGTCGTCGCCCCGTTCTGGAAATTCACATCCGTGATCTGGGCAAAAGTGGTGGTTCCCGGGGTGTAGGTGTACCCGTTGGTCCCATCCACGATCAGGAGCTGCGTACCGTTGTCCGACATGGAGACCGTACCGGAGGTGGTGTTCAGTGTCCCCCGGTTGATGATGGTGCCGGAGTTGTTGATGCTATAAAGACGGCCGGCCTGGACGATGTAGAGAAGGGTCCCGAAGACATAGGAGCCGCGCACCGGCGTGCTGCCGACGTTGACGAAAATCTCCGTTCCCGGGGTCCCATAGATGGCGATCTTCGTCTGGTCCTGATCCTGACGGATTTCGTAGTAGACGTTGAGGCGCCGCTGCGAGGTCACGGTGAGTGACTTGCTCGCGGTGGCGGAGCCGAAGAGGGGGATGGGCTTCAATCGTTCCCCGGCTGGAAGTAGAAAGTATTGGTCTCGCCGTCCTGTTCCCGGGCCAGGGCAAGAGCGGTGGTGTAGTTGTCCTGCATGTCCTTGGTGAATGTCGCGTTGAACATCGGCCCGATTTCCTTGGCCAGGCCCCAGACCAAAGCCCGGTACCAGCCCTCGGGAAAGTACGGGGTGTCCAGCGGGTTGACGAAGGTCTGGATCGGCTGCAGATAGACGATGTGGAGTCGCTTCGTCACGTCGGAGCAGCCGGCGACATCGGTGTAGAGGACCCCGTTGGTGAGCTGCGCCTCGTAGTAGATGCCCGTGGGGTCGGAGATGAACGACGGATCGACTTTTGACGGCAGGAATTCGTAGTCCTGCAGCGTCATCAGATTCATCGGGGTGTCACTGTTCGTCGAATCCCGGAGCACCACGGTCTCAATGTTGACGGGACGTTGCGCCTTGGTCGTGTAGTTGAAGACCGTGGCGCCGGAACTCGCCCGGCTCGGCAGGCCGGAGGCCAGATTGATCGTGCTGCCCGCCGGGGCGCCGTTGATCGTCGTCCAGAACAGCGCCCCGGAATCAAGGACGACGCCGATGTAGTCGCCGGCGGAGGCATTGGTGATGGAGCTGACCAGAAGCGCTGTTGCGGCGGCGTTGGCGGTCGCCGTGGTGGTACGGCTGTAGCTCGTGGTAGCCCAGTTGTCCCCGGATGGGCCGAGAGCATACTGTCCTGTCGAGTTCGAGAGGAAGAGGTCGGCGCGCTGGCGCGTCCACATCTTGAGACCCGGGGCGAAGTCAGCCTTCCCCATCCACTGCCGGGTCATCATGTTGAGGCGGAGACGGGCGTCCACGGTCTCCCCGGGGCTGGGGATCTGACCTTCCCCGAGTTTGCCGAGGTCGAGCATCGCCTGGCGGATGATTTCATCGCCGGAGACGCTGAGGACGTAGACGCCTGAAGTGGTCATGCAGCCTTCTTGAAATGGGCGTCGAGGATGACGTTCAGGATGTCGGTAACCCGATCAGCGGGGATCGCGGCTTGGCAGGAGGCGACGCCGGCCTCCTCGCGGTTGCAGTTGTCCCAGCTATAGTGGAGCTGGTGACAGGCTGGCGCCTCGTTCTCGCCACGGCCCTTGCAGGTCAGGGTCTCGGCCGCCAGGGGATAGACGTTGACCCAGTCGCGCGTCAGGTTCTGGTGTGTGGAATGGGAGAGGAAGACGATCTTCGGGATCGAGAGGCAGGAGGCCGCATTGAGAACCCCGGTCTCCGGCCCGATGACAGCATCGGCTTGGTCGAGGAAGGCCAGGGTCTCCCGGATGCTCCAGACGCCACAGGTCTTGTGGACCCTTGGCTCGTTTTCCCAGCCGGCCTCGAGCATCTTTTCCACGGGCCCGCCGCAGAACACGACATGGATACCGGGATGGGCCTGCATCAGGGCGGCGACGACGTTGTCCACATACGGCCAGGTCTTGTGCACCGACGACCCGGCGAGCACCCACAGCACGGTGAAGGTGCCCATCTTGGCCCGCTCCCGGCGCGCCCACTTCTTCTCGTCGTCACTGGCGAAAAACCTGATCTGCGGCTTGTGGGGAACCTGGGCGATGTCGTGCTGGAACTCGAGGTAGTTGTGGTCCAGCATGCGGTGACGCAGCATGGGGTGCCAGCCGTGCTGAATCCGGCCGGGAAGGGCCAGAAGCGTTCCCTCGACGGATTCGGAAAGATTGACGACGCGGTCGTACTTCTGGCCGATGTATTTCCAGAACGCGCCGAGTTCATGGTTCGGCACCTGGTCCTTGTCCTGAAGGATGACCTGGTCGATGTTGGGATCATTCTCGATCACGGCGGCGCCCGGCAGCGTGCTGTAGAGCGTGACGTGGTAGCCCTGGGCCTTGAGGCCGGCGAAGATCGAGGATGCCTGCATGAGGTCGCCGAACGCGCCGTAGCGGATCACGGCGACGGTCTTTTCCGGCTTCGGAGTCTTCCACCCCTGCCGCTGCTTGTCGCCGTGGATCTTTCTGAAGACGAAGAAGAGGCTGTACTCCTGGCCCTGGTCCCGCTTCTGGAACTCGATCAGGTCCCAGCCGCCGATCTTGCGCATCGCCTGGAGGACGCGGTCAAAGTTCACGTTCCACTTGTGGTCGGGGTTCGCATGGGTCTCGCCGACCTTCGGGTACTGGTCCTCATCCGGCAGATACAGGACGAGATATCCGCCGACCTTGATGAGGCGCCACCATTCCTTCAGGGCTGCCGGCACATCGGCGTATTCGATGTGTTCGAGGAGGTGCGAGGAGAAGACGCTGTCGTACTGTGCCGAGGCGAACTGGGCTAGGTCACGGGCATCCTTGATCCAGATATTGGGACGGGCCTGGATGCCGAAGAGGCCCGCATCGGCGTTGTTGTCGAGACCGATGAAGTGCTCGAAGGGCTTGACGGGACCACAGCCGATGTCGAGGACCTTACCGCGGGTGAAGGGCACGATTTCCCAGCGGATTTTCAGGGATTCACCGCCCTGGGGATCGTCAGGCCGCCACATGCTTTTCCTTCGGTTTGGTGCGTTCGCGATACGCGGTTTCGGTGGGGATGCGGCAGCCGCGGGCGTCGTAGAGTCTGCCGGCCTGCTCATACGTCGCCGTCCGATGCCCGTAGACGCGGGCATACGGCAGTGAACGGTTGAGTTCCGGTTTCACGGCTGCCATGTTCAGTTCCGATCGAGGTAGTTGTTGCGCTCGACGAAGCCGCCGGCGTCGCCGTAGAAGTGGTCGACGTGCTCGCCGGTGTACTGGTCGTCCACCATGCCGAGGTCGTGTTTGGTGAAGCCACGACGAAAAGCCTCGGGGTTGGAGTCCTTGGTGACATCGGTCTCGCCGGAAGTCACGAGAGGCATCTGGTCGTTATCGACGACCGGGGAATCGATCTGCGGCGGCGGCAGACGCGCCGGGTCACGGATCGGGTAGGTGCGATGAGTGGAGGCCACGCTGGCCCAGGGCTCGCCGGCCTCGTCTTTTGCCGGGACGGTGATTTGGAACTTGTCGGTCAGGATTTCGCGCATGTTCTTTCCTTTGGGGAAAATCCCCGGGTTGCCCCGGGGAAACCGCCTTACTCCTCGATGTCGCGCACCGGCCACGGGGTATCACCGGGGAAGGTGACGCCGCCTTGGTAGGTGCGCAGGGGCATGTCGTTGATGTCGGCGTAGGCCTGGTCGTTGATGTCGGGGCCCGGGGGGAGTTGGTTGAACATCGCCGCCTCGCCGTAGGGGGTACCCTTCTTCACGAAGCAGTCGCCGCTGGCATCGAAGCCGGGGTCGTCGAGGTTGACGCCCTTCTGGATCGACTCCATGCCCTCGATGGCGCCGTTGATGGCGGCGCCGCCCTTGCGGTACTGCTCGAACGCGTCGGTGTTGGAGAGCTTGGTGTTGCGGTCGAGGATACCTTCCTGCTTCGCCGCCTCCTTGCTCTTGGGCACGCGCGCGCCGTCGTTGGTGGTCATCTTCGCGGTGTTGATGCGACCGACCATGCTGCCGCTTTTGCTCATTTTCATGATGGCTCCTTAGGCGCTGACGTTGGCCAGGGTGGCGTACCCGAACTCCAGCTCGGGGATGCTGGTAGCGGTGGCGTCGGTACCGTTGGTCATGTAGATGACATCGCCAGCGACCAAGGCCACACCGCCGGTCCCGAAGCTGGACCAGTTGTGGGTGATGCCGGCGCCGACGCGGAACGTGGCCCCGGTGGTGGTGGCGGTGCCCGACACGCGGAACGGCGTCACCAGGGTGGCGGCGGTCGTGGTGTTGGTGGAAACCACGCCACCGACGGTGTCGGTCGTGGTGTAGGTCGAGGTGCCGGCGACGACTTGGAAAGCGCCCATCGACAGCAGTTGCTCGTCACCGCGGGCGACGTAGCGGCCGAAGGTGCCGCCCGAGCCGGCGGCGGAGACAGCCAGGGCCTGGCGGTAGCGGGTCGACTGGTACAGGGCCGCGTCGTAGGCTTGGTTCTTGGTGGGTTGCAGTGACATGATTCCTCCTTAGGCAGCGGAATCCCACTTCACAATGCGGGCATTGGAAGCGAGGGTTTGGACGATGCCGAAGCCGCCGAGGTAATACCAGGCGACGCCCTTGGAGCGACCGTAATCGGTCGGGATCTTGCCGCGCATCTCTTCCGGCACGGCGATGGCTTCCGCCACGGTGTCGTTGCCGAAGAAGAAGATCCAGTCCGACTTGGCGTTGGACCAGGCCGTGCCGGAGATGCCGTCGGTGGAGATGCCCTTGACGATGTTGGTCTGCTCGACGTATCGGCAGTTCTCGTAGCGGCCGATCTCGCCGTTCATGATCAGCTTGAAGCCGGTATCCGAGTACTGGTGGATCGTCTCCAGGTTGTTCTTGAACGAGCGCAGGGTCGTCGGCCAGGCCAGCGAGTAGTAGTCGTCGCCGATGTACGCCGGAATGTTGCGTTCCTTCATCGCGTCCACGATCGACTTCGCGTGGTTGTTGTTGAACGCGATGCTGTTGGTCAGCGTCGCCGTGCCGTTGGTGGTCAGCACGATCGCCGCAGTGTCGGTGCCGCCGGTGGGGACGGCGCGCAGCGGGGTTTGGTTGAATTGCGACCAGGCCGAGCGGTCGAAGGTTTTCACCGCGTCGTTCTTCAGCACCTTCTGGATCAGCTCCATCACCGGAAACTTGGAGAGGTTGTCCAGCTTGCCGGAGTACGGGACGCTGTTTCCCAGCTCCGTGATCGTCAGGGTGCCCTGAGTGATCGTGAAGTTGGTTTCCGGCATGGTGTTGGTTTCGGTCAACACACCGCCGGGGGTTGCGACGTCGGAGAAGACGTCCCAGGTGAAAAGATCACCCTTGCGCTTGCCTTGCTGGGAGGCGTCGCGCACGTCGGCGAACTGGCGGAACTTCACCAGCGGCTGCACCGCCATGCGCAACACGTTCGAGAGTTGGCGGCTGTACATGAAGCCGCCGAGGCTGTTAACAGCCCATACTTGCCCTGCCATGTTGAATATCCTTTACTGGGTTTGGCCCCGCGCTTTCGCCATGCTGGCGATCACCGCGCTTGGGCTCTCTTCCTGATCGGGTTCGGCCGGCGCCGCCTGCCGGGCGTTGGCCCGTTTCAGCGTGACGACCTCTGCTTTGCGCTGGACCTTGTCCTCGGCGGCCGTATCGGGCTTTTTCCCGAACTTGGCGCGGAGTTCCGTGCCGATCTTCGAATACCGATCCCAGTACGAACTGGTGTCCTTCGCCTTTACCAAGGCGTGGTCTCGCGCGAAGGCCATCTGCTGCAGGTCGGGATCGTTGAAGATGTCCGAAAACTCGGTCTTGTAACGCTCGAATGCCTGGATTTGGCGGATGCGGTCGTCGATCACGTTGGCGTCGGCCTCAAGGGATGGACGCTGTTTCATGACCTTTCGCAACGCTTCAGCAGCCTCTTCTTCGGTGCCCATTTGTATGGCGCGGACAAGCGCCACGGGATCGAGGTCGTCACCAGCGCCCTGTTCGGGTGGCTGGCGGCGTTCCTCGGCGCCCCGCAATTCTTCGGCTTCGCGACGCATGCGCGCCGCTTCCTGGAACTTCTCGTCGGCAGCGTCGGCTTTCTGCGCGCGCTCGATGAGTTCGGCCTCGGTCAGTTCGACGTCCTGTCCGTTGACCTTGATCTTGAATTTCTTCGGCTCCTCGGCGGCCGAAGATTCTTCCTCTTCAGCCCCTTCGGCGGCCACGTCCGCCTGTTCGCCTTCTTCAACGTCACGAAAGTCACTCGCCTCGTCCATGCGCTCATCGTGGCCCTGGACAAGCCGGGCGCGGGCGTCGTCGTGGGGGTTGCCCTCGCCGACGACCTCTTCCTCACCGCCGGTGCCGCCGACGTCTTCCTCGTCGCGGTCCTTCCAGTAGCCACGGGCGATCAGGGAACGCTTGATGTGCGAGAACATGGTCAATCTCCTTCGAGTAGGTTGAGTGCCTGGCGTCCGTCAACGATTGCGTCGGCCAGCCATTGTTGGATGCCTTCCAAGGCGGCGATCCGTGCCTGAAGCTGTCCGATGCGACGCCAGCGCCAAGGGGAGACGCGTTTCAGTTGGTCGAGCATCTCCTCCACCTCGGACTCGGCGCGCCGTACGATGTGCTTGCCGACGTCACCCTCGATGAAGTCCTCGACCTGCTTGCCGAAGACCGCGCTCCTGACGATGGGATCGTTGGGGTCAAGCTGCATTGCTCATCTCCTGCATGAGAAGGGGAGCGGCGAACTGGGCCAGGGCACGACGGTTGTCGTTGTGGTCCCTGAGCGTCTGCACGGTGACCTTGGCGGCGTTGTCCCTGTGGGCAATCGCGATCTTGGTGACGTTGTTCTCGTGGGCGATGCGCTCCTTGGTCTGGCGCTCGTCACCCTTGTCCTTGAGCTTGATGCCGGCCTGTTGCAGGGTCTGCTGCATCTGCTGGATCTGGGCGGCCATTTGGGCTTTTTCGGGATCGTCCTGCTGGACGAAGCGGGTGCCATCCTGGTGCCCCATCAAACCGGAAATCTCCTGCCAGACCGCGAGCATGTTCAGCCCGGTCTTGGACTGGAGGTTGACGGTGGCGATCTGCTGGTAGCCCTGGACACCGAACATGAACTTCTGGAGCTTGGCGTTGGGGTCGGTGGCACCCATGCCGACGTTGACGCGGACAGTCAGTTCCTGCATCAGCAGTTCGTCGGTGACCCGATCGATGCCGAATTTCTGGAACAGTTCGCCGCGCTTCGCCGCCAGGGCGATGATGACCTGGTCGGTCTCGTAGTACTGCTCCAGTAGCACCAGATGCCGCAGCACCTTCTGCACGAAGGTCTCGGAATAGGTGCGGAGGAGATACTCAGTCAGCGGCGACCCGGCCCCGGCCATGAGCTGCATGACCTTGCCGGGCTCGTTGCCCTTGCGGGTGAGTTGCGCCGCGGCGGGGTTGAAGTTGCCCAGGAGATCGTCCATGTCGGCATTGACGCGGTCCTGCTCGGCATAGGCAGATTGCGTCACATCCGGCCAGTTGACCTCCTTGATGTCCGCTTCCGGGTCATCGGCCATGGTGACGCCGCCGGGGACGTTGCGGACCAGGCTGGCGAGGTCGACATTCTTGCCGCGCTTGACGAACCACTTCTTGTTCAGGACGAACTTGACGTTGTCGAGGCGTTGATTGACGATCTCGTTGGCGGTGTCCTGGAGGCCGGCGGAGAGTTCGGGAACCCCAGACGGCATGACCTTGTGGGTTTCCAGGATGGCGCAGCCGATGACGTAGTCGCGCTTGCCATGGAAAACTTCCTCCTCCAGGGGGACGACATCGGTGAGCATGGCGACATCACCGAGCAAGTAGAACAACCAGTCCTGACCCTTGCGGCGGTGGATGTGGCGCTGAATCCAGACCACCTCATAGTCGGCGATGGAGCGGCCGTCACCATCCTGCGGGTCTTCGCGGTCCTTGTTTCGAGCCAGACGGGTGCTGTCGGCCTTGGTCTGGGCGGCCTGGCGGATCATGCCGTTGCCGAATTTCTTCCAGTGGCCGTTGTCCATCATCTCCTTGACGTCGCAAACGAACATCGGGATCAGCTCGATGATGTAGGGCGACGTCTCCACCGGGTCCACCCAGGAGGCACCGGGATCGAAGCGGATGTTCTCGATCGGGATCAGATCGACGCATGGCTTGTCGGCGTCGGTGTCCCAGTACGGGCGCGCCGCAACGGTGCCGACGGTCTGAGCGTCCTGGATGCCGCCGAGCACGATCTGGAACCAGGGGATGGACTTCTCCAGCCGGTAGCGGAGCAGTTCCTTGAGCACGACCGCGCTCGCCACCTGGGCCTTGTTGCTCTGGTCCTCGGCCTGGATGTCGGTGGTGTCGAGGTTGGAGAAGAAGGCGGCGGCGGCGGCGGATTCGTTCTTGCGGATCACCGACCGGGTTTTCGGACGGTAGACGTTGCTGCGCTTCGCGTACGCCGGGCTGACGTACTTGGAATCCATCGGATGCTGGTTGTTGAACGCTCGGATCGCGTCTTCCCACTTCTTGCGATAGTTGCTATCGACGTAGGAGGTGCTGAACTCGTAGGCTTCGCGGCCGAGCTGGAGCCAGTTGACCGCCGGCGCTTCTTGCTGCGGCTCGGTCTCCTGCTCCTGTTCGGGCTCCTCGTCGCCGGGCGCGCCCATGGTCTCCGGGGCGTCCTCGCTGTTCATGAGGTCGCCACCGGGCAGGCGCCGGCCTTCAGCGGGGATGCGGGGATCGGCCACTTACGCAGTCTCCAGCGCCACAGGCATATCGCCCTTCCAGGCGCTCCGGGGAAGCCCGAGACGCTCCAGCCATTCCCCGCCGCCGTCCTTCACGGCCTTCTCGATCTCGCTGATGCTCCCGGCCTTGGCGCAGTCCACGGTGAAGCCGTGGTTGTCGATGAGCTGTTGCAGGGCGAGGTCCGGCGCCATGATGCGGAGCTTGATGCACAGGGCCAAGCCCGGCATCCAACCCACCATCCACCAGTAATTGGGGTAGTGCTTGGCCAGGAGCTGGGCGGCCATTTGGGCGATCAGCTCCATCTGCGCGTTCTCGGCGTCCGGGGTCTTCTCGGCGGTGACGAGGTAGGGGATCATGCGGCCTCCAGGATCAGGCGGCTGGCACTTCCGTAATCCATGACACGGCCGTACAGCGGGCCGCTCAGGCGCAAGGCGATCTGATGCAGAGCGCCGGCGCGCGATCCGGCGATACGGTTCGGCCGCCATGCCTTGAACTCGGCGAGGTGGGCCTGGAATTCCTCGGTGAAGCGAAAGTGCGGCTCGGCGATGTAGTTGGTCCACCAGGCCGCAGCGCCACCCTCAAAGGCAAGTTGGCGCTCGACATGCACGGCTTCATGCGCCTGCAGGCCGCGCGATAGCGATGGGCCCGTCGGGTTGTAGACGGTGTCGCCATAGGTGAAGATCACGCCCTTGCCCTTTGCGTCGGGGAAAGCGGCGGCGATCTGCTTGAAGTTCGGCGGGTAGCCGCGGACGATCTTCATGCGCGAACCGTGTCGAGCAGGAGGGTGTCGCGCATGATGCGCTGCGGCGTGAACGGCAGCGGCACATCACAGTAGATGACGTCGCCAAGGCGATACCAGGCGCCCTCTCGCACCTTGATCATGCGCAGGTGCTTGTTGGCCTCGTCCACTTTTTCCTGGGTATCCAGGACAGTCTGCTTCCGCTCATACAGCGGCTGGCGCGCGGCGGCGAGACCGTAGAAGAATTTGGATGCGCTCATGTGCGTCGGTAAATCCCGGTGTTGTACTGGTCGGTACTCTCGAACTTCGCTCCGTTGCCCATCTGGTAGGCGGTGTCCGGCACGGTCCACTGGTCGCCCCATTGCTCGAGCACGAGGGAGCGCCAGTTGATCGATCGCGTCGTCACCTTGGTGCCGAGTTCGGGGGGGATCGGGGGCGTGGCCATCAGGTGCCTTTAACCGGCGGACAAGGATGCTTGCAGACAGACCCGACGCCGTTCTTGAACTCGGGGTCTATGCAGACCACGCAAATCTCCCGGACTTCGGCTACTGCGAAAGGCTCCGAGAGACGAGCCAAACAAGCCGCGTTCTGGCAGACCATGATGGAAGGAGGAATCAAGTCCATGACGGCTCCAAGTTGCGGGGATCGGATTCAAACGCCTTCCGCTTCTGCTCCTCGGAGCGGAGATCGGCAACGTTGGTGGTGTCGCCCATGGCCTGACCGCGCCCATCGAGGTCACGGGCCCAGGACCAGAACGACTGGTGCGTCGGCTTCCAGTTGCTGTCGCTCACGTGAACTCCGGCTCGAGCGAACGCTCGTCCACCACAATCGGCGGCGTCGGCTCCATGTCGTAGATGCGGGAGGCGGCGTCCACCAGGTCTTTTAGGCCACCGAACGGGAAGTAGTGGGCCTGCACCTTGAACTGTTCCCCGACGTTGTAGATGGCGCCCTCCCCGTCCTTGCGCTTGATCGGGCGGGCGATGCGGTAGGCGTGGCCGGTGCCGGCGATCTTCTGCTGGTTCCGGGTCAGGGCTTCGTCGCGCGTGGCGTAGGGGAGGAAGAACTTGTGGCCACGGAAGTCGGGACCGAGACGCTGGACGCGGTCCACCTTGGAGCCGTCGCCATCGCTGGGCCAAGCCAGTTCGACGATCTCGAAGCTGCGGCGCTCGACCTTCATGCGCTCGCCGAAGTAGTCGAGGTCGGACTGGGCGCCGAACTTCTCGTAGCCGGCGCGCACGGACTGGATACCGGGGACGTGACGCCATTTCCAGTACAACCCGGAGAACTTCTCCCAGCGCTCCTGGAGGTCCATCTTGTGGTTGAAGCCGTCGAGGAGGTACTTGTTGCCGGCGTAGTCCAGGCCGATCACCACAATGGCGGTGTTCGCGCTGTCCTTCTTCTTCGATCGGGCCGGATCGCAGAGGACGTAGCAGGTCAGCGTATTGGGGCGGATCTCGTAGGTCTGGAGATCCTCGACGTTGAACATGCGCTGCTTGCCAGCGAGCGGGTTCTGCAGCATCTGACAATTCTTGGAAGCAAAACCCCAGGCGATGTAGTTGCCGGTGATGGTTTGAATGTTGTAGACCGGCACAGTGCCGAGACTTCGACGAGAGACAACCTTTTCTGGCTTGGTCCGGCTCTTGCCGCCGATGTGGCAATACAAAGAGTCCGTGAGCGCGCGGGCTTTGGCCGGCTTGGCATTGAGTAGGAAGCGATGGCGCATGTCGCGGCCACCCTTCAGGATGAACAGCGTGGAACCCTTGCTATTACCGTGAGGCGATCGCTCGTATTTGGAATACTTCAGGCCGAGATCTTCCAATACCTCGCCGATACGAGCATGAACCTCCGGGTTGTGTTGACCGCTCTGGGTGATGACGATCTGCCCGCTTGGCCCAACAGTGCCCTCGCCGTCCATGATTCCAGCAAGGTATTGCCACTTAAGCTCTTGCTCATGGGCCAGGACTTCCGGTAGCTCGGACACTCGGTACAGCCGCTTCAAGTCACGCTTGCGCATGGAGCCCAGCGCCGCATACACACTGTGGCCGTCCGTGCCGCTACGCTTCGTCCACCATTTGTGGTCTTCGGTACATCGCACCACCGAACCGCATTCAGTGGTGTATTCAAAGCACTCCTTTTGCTGGCAGTTGATGGCCACGACCTCGGTACGCACCAGGAGAGCGCACTGCCCTTTACCGACTCCAATTTCGTACCCGACAACAAAATCACCGACACGGACATCTTCAATGGGCTTGTAGGACCAGTCCGCCATTAGCACCGGGGCACCAGCACCATGGCAGGCGATTGTCGATTCACCCTGGGCGAGCAGCTTCGCGTTCCAGACCGCCTGCGGGAAGTAGACGGGCTTTCCGGTGATGGTGCCGTCATCCGTGGCCGGCCGAAGCCGCGGCACGACGGCGCCGCGCTTCATGATCTCTTCGTAGGTGTCGGCGTAGCTGTAGCGGGTGCCGACGTGCCATTTCCGGCCGTTGATGGTGCTGAGGTTGTCCGAAAGCTCCCAGGCCTCGGTGGTGTTCTTGATCTGCTCCGGGGTGTTCACGCTTTCCCGAGTCACGACATCGTCGTAGATGATGAGCGGGAAGTGCGCGGAGGTCGGCTGCCCGTCGGTCAAGCCGTGGGCTTCGATCGTGGCTTCCTTCGGGTTGCTCTTGCGTTTCACGATGAGGCCGCCATCAAGCGACCAGCCCGGCGCCTCCTTTTCCGGCTGCGACCAGAGGATGTCCTCGAACGCCGCCTTCAGGATGACGTTGCTCTCCAGCTCGCGCTTGATCAGCGACAGGAATTTCCGGGCGATGCCCTTGGTGTGGCTGAAGATGCCGATACGGATTTCCTGGTCCTTGAGGACTTCCTGTATGGCACCGCCCTGCGTGATGATCCCGGACTTGTGGTGCTCGCGGCCCCAGAGGTCAAGATGGCCATCCGGCGATTCCTCGACCTCGCGGCATCGGTCGTAGACCCAGGGGTGCAGCATGTCGACACGGCCGAGGATGCGTACCAGCAGGTAGTAGCGGTCAACAAGACACAGGGCCCGGATCGCGGCCAGGTCAGTCCGGCAGCCATCGAACTCATCCCAGGCCGGGAGAAGCTTCTGCAGGGGGAGGCTGTGGAACTCGCTCATTCCTCGCCCTTGATCTTCTTCACAAGGTCGGCGGCCTTGTCCATCGTGAGCTGGAAGCCGCCGATCGCGCCGGAGTGGTCGATCTTCTGGACGTCACGCCACTTCGCCGGTTGGCGGTTCTTCAGCCAGAAGATGCAGGCGACCGTGTCCGGCGGGTAGTGCTTCGTGATCTCGGTCTTGATGACCGTCCCCTGGTGCACGGCGATGTGCACATCCGGGTGGGAATAGCCCATGGCGCGCGAAAAAAGCCGGTCGGCAACCTTGGCGTCCGATTCTTCCCTGCCTTCTTTTAGGGCTCTTGAGAATTCCGGGTAGTCGACGCGCCATTTGTCGACGGTCGATTCCGAGACGTGAAACGAATCCGCTAGGTCCTTGATGGTCGCACCGAGCCTGCAGAGTGATAGCGCCTGCGCGGCATATTCCGGCTTGTAGGAGGACGGGCGACCGGCGGGCATGTCAGTCCTTTTCGTCCTCGTTGGTGCGCACCAGGCCAGGATTCTCGCCGCCCTGGTCGTTGGTTTCGATGGTGGGCGTACTGGCGGGGGCATCGTTGGCCTCGGCCGCCTTCTGCGCCATGGCACCGTTCCAGCCGGCTTCGAAGCAGGCGCGCAGGCCAGCGGCGTGGTTGGTGCTGACGTGCTGCTTGTAGAGATTGTCGAGTTGGCTATCGTCCATGGGGAGTTCCTTGGGTTGTGGGGTCAGAAGTGCACCGAAGCGGCTCATAGCGCTGAAGATCGCGCCCGGACCAGCAGCGGCAATCAGCGCTCCACACATCAGGAGTCCCCGGAATAGTTCGAGTAGCCGTCGTAGGCGGTCAGCGGGCCATAACCGGGGCCACCGCCGGCGAGGTGGTTGCGGAACTTGGCAGCGAGGTCCGTGTTCTTGCTGCGTACCAGGCCGGCGTCGAAGTCGTAATCCCCGGTGATGTTGGGGACTTGCCGGTGGGTCGGCGGGCAGCACTGGTGTGCTTGAAACCCCTTGGGGTTGCGCATGGCGAGGTCACTCCGTTGCGGAATGACTGTCTATATATCGCTTATTTTTTCTGCTGCGGTTTGATATCTCAAACGATGCGCAGATATTTTGCGTTTAAGATCAACGGGCCGGGCTGGTGCCTGTGGTTAGGGCGACCTTTACGCCGGCTCCGTCGAAGTCCCGCATACCTTGGAATGCAGGGCGCGCAACGCCTCCCCATCGGGATGGTTCGGTACCGCCCCGTTGGCCCAGCTATAGACGGTGTGCTTGCTCAACCCGCCCAGGTCCATGCCGATCTGCCGCAAGCTGATCCCGCGGGCCTGAAGCTCGGCAATCAGGCGCGAGAAGTCTTGCGGAACCGGACGCTCGAAGGCCAATTTACCTACCTTCTTGCGCAAACCTGAGGAGCTTTTTCGCGCCTTTCAGGATTGAATCGACATCCATGTTGCCGGATATGTCTTTGGACAGTTCGAGGCAACGCACCCGGAGATTCATCTTGTCGAACTCGGAAAGTTGTTCGGTCGTATCGGCTTGTTCTCTTTGCTCCGACGGCTTGTCACTGACTTGATTCATGGTGATCTCCTAGTGCGGGGTTTGCTCGAAAACCGGCTCGTTCGCCGGCGGAATGCCCATCTTGGATTTCTGCCGCTCCAGCGATTCGATCGCCAGGCCGAGCTCATCCTGCGTCATCACCATGTCGGCGTCTGGGTTGGCAGGAAAACGAACGAGAAGCGTGATCTTGGCGTCCGGGACGAAGCAGGCCGCGATCTCGTTGAGGTTGGCGCCGATCTTGGCGTGGAGGGCGTGGATCTGTTCGGGGGTCATCTGGCTCATGCTGGCTCCTTCGGTTGTGGCGCGACTTCCGCCAAGTGGGCGATACAGGTGTTTTCCGTGCAGCAGTTCTCACATACGGTGAGCACCAGAGGTTTCTCGTACATCGGCTTGGCCAAGTCCTCGTCTGGCCCCATGACGGCCGCCAGGACGGCGCCGAGTTGCAGGCCGAGACCCTGCTGGCGCCGGCAGGCCGCCATGTCGAGCCCGAAGCGCTCGACCGTGACGCGCCAGAACAGGGGAAGGCCGGATTCGCCAATCCTGTGACCGCAGATGTTGCAGAGAACATGTTGGCGGAGTTCAGCTTCCTTCATACCGCCTCCCCAACGGCTCGCCGCACCTTGTTCCAAGGCCTGAATCGTTGCAGCACCTTCAGGTCCGGCCAGTCGCCAGTGAATTGCAGGGCCCGATCATCCAGCGTCACGGTCGCCGGCGGCTTGAACAGGGGAAAGCTGATCTTCCCCACGATCCGGCGCACCGTGGCGGCCGCTTCATCCGCCCACGGATCGGCGAACATGCTCTCGGCGATGTGATCACGGAGAAAGGTGGCGCAATCGTCATAGCTGGTGCCAGCGGCCGCGACCAGGTGGCCACGCAGCCAGCGCTTCATCGCGGCGCGGCCGAGCCATTGATGGGACCGGGAACTGTGGATGGCGACCTGGAAGGCATCCTGCGCCGCCACCAGGAATTCCAGCGCGCCGGGTACTGGCTCGTCCGGAATGGTGCGGGCGTTCTTCCAGGGCGTCGTGTAGCTGTGGAGGACGCCGTCGAAGTCGAGGCTGAGGATGGGGCGGAAGGACATCGCTGCTCCAGTCAGAATGGCTGCGCGCCGAGCGCCGCCGGCACGAAACGGTGATATGCGGTCAACGCGACGCCCAGCGCAGGCCAAGCGTGGCTGCTGACGCCATACAGCGGGCCGGGCTGGCCCTTCGTTCCGATTTGCGGTGTCTTCCCGCCGCCGGTGGGCTCGTAGAGATCGATCAGTGCCTGCCGTACGTTCGGGTCCTTGGCGCGCGGGGAGCCGCAGAGGTGCATCTTCACGTCCTTGCGGTAGACCAGGGTCACCGCTTCCGGATCGTGCCAGACCTGCATGAAGCGGCCGATCCATAGGCAGGTCTCGAAGACCTCCTTGCCGACTGGCATGCCGTAGCTGGCGATCATCTCGATGGCGAGGCGGCGGCCGTCCCGGGGCTGGTCGCGGACGATGCCGAGAATGCCGAGGTTTTCGGAGATACCGCTTTCCAGGACACGCTGGTCTTCGGTGAGCACCCAGCCGCTTTGGGTCGTGCCAGGATCTATGGCGAGGATTTTCATTTCTTGATCCAGTTCACGTAGACGCCCTTACCCCAGGCGTAGGAGTAGAGAAAGCAGAGACCAAACATGCCGTATTGCTCCGCGGTCCACGTGGCATAGAACCAGAATGGCTGGCCAACAATGCCGAAAATACAGGCCCATTTGCGGCGGGCGGCGCTAGCGTCCTGGCTTAGCCATATGCCGATGACGCCGAAAAGAGCGATTCCGAGCTGGGCGATCATCCGCGCACCGCCCAAGCAATCGCGAAGAAGATGCCCAAGATGACGATGGCGCCCGAGATTTCCTTGACGATGGCGAGCCAGTCAGTGGGGCACATAGCTATCTTTCGCGCAGTGCTGCGTTACATCAGCGGCCGGCGCATTCTCGCGGAACGCCTCGTTCGGCACCCGGCAGAGATAGTGCAGGCGATTGGCGGCGCAGTAACGGCGGAAGGCCCATTCCGGAGAATCACCGACCAGCATCTCGATGGAATGACCAGTGGTGCCGCCCTTCCAGGAACCTTTGCGCTCACCGACCTCACGGTCGAATTCCATGGACAGGCTGCGGCGAATAGTCGGTTTCTTCAACAGGGACAGCCACTTGAACCAGCCCTCGCCGGCGCGCCACTCCCGCTCATCGATGTGGCAACGGGCGTTGATATGCTCCAGGTCGTAGTCCTGGAAGGCGAAACTGATTTTCTGGACAGCGTCTTCGGCTTTCCGCTGACTCGAATAGGAGTCGTGCCAGGTACCAGCGACGCGCGCCGCCTTTTGCAGGCGCCTGGTGTCGCGTTCCAGTTCTGTGAAGTGGTGCTGGCCGTCGAGGTGGTAGAGGCTGAAGCGCACGAACCGGCGAGCAGCCCAGGGCAGAAAATAGACCTTTGATTTCGTCGTGTTGCTGTCGTGCGTCTGCGGCCCAAAATGCAAATGCAAGGCCTCGCGGTCGACGCTGAAACCGTACTCGCGCTCGAACCATTCCGACCAGCAACCACCGGCGGGGTCTGGCGTCCTGACGCCTTCGATCCATGTGACGCTCTCATGCAGCACTTCCCACGGCCGGATCAGGGCTGGCAGCAGGATTGCCAGCGACCACATGCGCCAGTAAATCAACAGATGGCAACGCTTGATCGCATGCTGGTAGTCTGTGTCAGGCGTCCCAGAATCGAGCATGACGCGCAATCCATTCCATGGACGCTCCAACTTGCGAATGATCCAGAATTTCATGTTCGTTCCTTTCAAAGAATTTCGGAGAGGGGCACGCCGATCTCGCGCGCCATCTTCAGATCCTCGATGCGCTTCCGGGCAGCGATCACTTTTTCCGGCAGGTAGTCGCGCGGCGGAAGTTGCGGGTGCTTGTGCCAGGAGTCGAAGCTTTTGCCGTTCCTTGGCATGGCGTTGTGGGTGGATTTGCGGCCCATCAGATCGGCTCCTCGACCAACGATTCCGGGAAGTACTTGACCAACTCGGCGTGCGGGCTCGGCAGGTACTGCATTGATTTCCCGTCGTACCAGAACAGGAACTTCCCCTCCCATCCACCGTTGTGCCGCTGCTTGTCGATGATCAGTTCGACATCCGGCGCCTTGTGGTCGTAGTCCTTGCCGGATTCCCGCAGCTTTTCCTTGGTCTTGTTGCGCCAGGTCGTGATGACGTTATCGACCTGGTCGGTGATGGAGCCGGAGCCCTTGGCGTCGAACTTGCCGGGCTTTTTGGTCTCGTCGTCCAGCTTCCGGCTGTGGTGGATGAGGTGGCAATGCATGCCGGTTTCTTCGGCCAGCGAGCACATCTCGGCGACGAAGTCTTTCTGCCCGTTGTAGTCGTCCTCGCCCTTGACGCACTTCATCAGCGAATCAACGAAGAAATGCTTCACCCCTTGGCCGGCCATGTAGCGGCCGCAAGCGATGATTCGCTGCCAAGGCGTGTTGCCGTGGCGGTCGTAAATCCAGAACCGGCCATCGGTCCAGTTGTGGAAGCGCTCAACGAAGTCTTCGCCCATATCGGAACCGCAGAAAGCCTGCCGGCACATCCGGTCCAGGGTCATGAGGGGCTTCATTTCGAGCGAGGCCAGGCCGCAGGGTTCATCGGCCATCATCAGGTCGAGTTGCACCTGGGATGTGACCAGACTTTTGCCGTGCCCGCTGATGCCGAGCCACAAACTGACGCCACCGGGCACGAACCGGAAGAACTCGTGGGTTTTGGCCCAGCCCATCCTCGAGCCGGTCTTGCGGATCACACCGCCGGATCGGACCAGGGAGAGGTGTTCGCCGAGCCAATTCGACGCAGGAAACACGACTTCTCCATCATCCTCCGGCTGCATGTAGCGGCTGATGTCGATGGAATCCTTCACGACTTGCATGGAACCTCCAGGTGCGCGGCGCCGCGCGCGTATTCTTCGTTCATGATTTCACCCCAGGGCGAGAGCCAGATGGCCACCCCGGGGCCCTCGTAGCGCTTCTGCCAGGTAGACCGGATCAGGCGGGCGTTCCGCTTCTCCAGGGCCTCCTCCATGCGCGCATCCGCCGCGGGCGTGTCGGCCATCACCCAGGCGCCTTTTTTCAGGTCCACATCCCAGACCTGCAGGAGCGAGGCTTCGTGCGCCGCCAGGGCGAGAAGGGTGCGGCGCGCGCCGACGCCTTCGCGCAGCCAGACATGCGTTTCCAAACCGGCGAGGAAGGTCCAGTCGTAGGCGACCTCGGGGTCGGCGATCACCAGCGGCCCGTCGAACGCCGACAGGCGGCCGATCAGGGAGACCAGCACCGGCAGTGCTGGCCGTTGCCCGTTGAGACGCATTTCCAAGATGGGCTTGGCGCCGATGGGACGCGTCATATCGCAGCGCCCTCCACCTGCCCCGAGAACAGGCCGGGCTCGGTGTCATCAAGCCATCCCTTGGCGTTCAGCCAGGTCGCCGGGTGCTGGATGTAGCGGCCGCCGTCCTTTTGCCAGTCCACCGAAGTCTTGGCCCGCCGCACACCCTCGAAAATCTGGGCTTGCAACTGCTCGTCCGGTTTGATCTTGGCCCAGGCTTTTTCCGCTGCGCCCTTGCTTTTCTTGTTCGGGTAAAGCTGCCAGAAGGCATCAAAGCCTGCCGACTCAGTGTCTTTATCTTCTCTTCTCTCCTCTTCTCTGGTCCGCTTTTTGTCCGCATCTGATGCGGACGGTAATGCGGACGCTCGGGACTCTCTTTTGCGGTCGGCCTCTTGCGCCCGGCGCTTCGCACTGGCCCCGTTATGCTTCGTAAACTCCGGAAAACAAACGCCTTTTTCGTTTTGCTCGATCCAGCCAACATCGGCCATGGCTTGGCAAAAGCCCTGCCAGCCGATTTCCTCGTCAATCAAGGAAAAGCTGTACGCGTCCAGCGTACCGTCCTCGGTTTGCTCATCTGCAAGGCACCAAACGGCATGCAGCGCGCCAATGATGCGAAGCCTGTCCGCTTTCAATGCGGACGCGATGCGGACAACTTGCGGACTGCGCCGAAGATCGGTGCGCATCTTGATCCAGTCGCCTGACATGTAATTGCTGCCCTCGGTTACTTCTGGTTCCGCAGATCAAAAGCGGGAAATTGCTCGCGAAGTTGAGCGATCAGGCGCCGCTCTTCCTTCAGGTGCTGATCGACCGCGGCGGCGTCGCCGGAGCGGTGGGCATCAATGGCAGCCTTGGCCTGTGCATTGGCGCGCTGGCGCAAGGCCTCTGCGGTGATGGGTTGCGGAATGGCGCTCATGCCAGCACTCCGATGGACTTGTGCCCGACCAGAATCGATGGGGGCAATGGAATCTCCAGCCCGACCGGCCGCCAGAGGTGCAGGCACTTGGAGTGGTTGTTCACCCAATCACTTTGCGGCGGGTGGAGTTGCATGACCGCGTCCTCGTCGTCCCAGAAAAGGGACTTGACCTGGCACATTTCGTCCCATGTCGGAATGCGGTCATCACGGCTGACGCTGACATGCTCCCAGCCGAGTCCATCAGAAGCGATCACCTTGACAATCTGGCTGTGCTTGAGCTTGCAGAAAAAGGCGCCATTGTTTCCCCAGGAGGAATCGCTGGCGAGCCGATGCACGCCGGTAAAGCGGAAGCGCTCGGGGACATGGAAGCTCATGCCGGCCTCCGGAAAGGCGAGGCATCGGCGCCCATGAGTTCCTGGCGCTGCGCGGGATGCATCTCATCGGCGCGCCGGCCGTAGCGGCCGAGCGTGGGGAGGTGCGCCAGCGGGTTGCCGCAGTAGGGGCACTTGCGCGGCGCCGGCGTTGGTGCCGTGTTGAGGTAGCCGCAGCGGGAGCTGGTGCAGGAGAGCATTACGCGGCTTCCGCTTGTACTTTGCCGCGCGTGCTCTTGTCCTGCGAGCACAGGTGCAGCCAGACGAAATGTCCATCCAAGCCGCAGTCCTCCAATGCCATGGCATTGCGGGTGCCGTAGGCAATGAGACAGATCGGTGCCCCGCTGTTGAAGGACGCGCGCTTGCCGTCTATCTGATGGAAGTGCGGCCGGCCACGGAGAAAGAGGACCGCATGCGCCCCCCCCCAGACAAAATCGAAGAAGGCAGCGGTTTCGGTGCGCGCCGCCCAAAGGGCAATGCCATCACCGTGCTCCGCCAAGCGTTCCAGCCATTTCACAGCCTCGCGGCCGAAGGGGGGATTCAGCCAGACGCGCCCAAGCCAGGGCCGTGCGAGGCCGTCATCGGCTTTGCAGTAATGCAGGCGGGCCGTGGGCCAGGGGCGGACAAGAGGCGCGCAGGGATCAAGGTCGAAGTCACCGAGCTGACGCAGGATCTCAGGCGGCGTCAGCCACTCATCGGACTTCATCTGGGCGGATTGGTGGGCGGACAGGCTCATTCGACGCGCCAAACCCGAGTGCCATTCGTCATTTTCTTGGCTGAGAAAAGCCGGTCTTTGAACTCTTTGCCGACACGGTAGATTTCGGCGCGGTCGTAGTCCTGGGGCGCCAGGAAGCTCTGGCCGATCTCAAGCGCGCCGATGACCTCGCGCAGAGCGGCCTTCATCGCACCCAGTTTCAGGGGCGGCGGGATATCACTGTCGATGATGAAGCCGGCAACTTCGAGTTGCGCTTTCTGGCCCGGTTCACGATCGAGGAGGCGAACGATTTTGCTCATGCCGTGCGCGTCTCCCGTTCCGACATCACCCGGGCGAGCCAGTCAATCGCGTCCTGTTCGAGACGCTGTCTCCAGCAGAGACCCTGATAGATGCCGCCCAGGCGAAACGTGCGGCCGGTGTTGATGCCGGAGCGGTAACAGCGGTTGGTGAAGTCCACGGTGACGAACCCGCCATCTGCTCCAGGCGAGCCGATGAACAGATGATTCTTGGCGTAGTCGGGCACTTCCCGCGTCCATCCTTCGGGCATGACGACTGGCTGATTGCGCTTCATTGCAATGGCACCCGCCGCAGCTTCTCGCTTGGCATGGGGTGCTCGAAGTACCCCAGCGGCTGCTCCATCACTGCGGTGAGCCCTTCCATGCACGCGCTGCTCATCATCATGGCGGCGTGGCACAGCCATACCAGACCGCCGGCGGCGAGCGCGGCGAGGATGCAGCCGAGGATTTGCGGCAGGTATTGCAGGAACAGGTTCATGACTTCCCTTTCCATTCCTCGTCTTTGTCGAGCGTCTTTTTGAAGTAGAGATGCGCGGCATGGTGGAAAATCACGATGCCCTCGGGCTTCATGAAGCCGGGCGCCGCTGCGCTACCCTGCTCGGTCAATTGCTTGAGCGCGGCCTTGATGCCCTTGCAGACGCCGAATTCATCAAAGACGCCGTTGTAAAGAACCGGCACCACGTCGCAACAAGAAGGGCGACTCTCGCCCCACTTCGAGGTATTGAACAGACTGAACCGCTTTGAGGTCTGCGAGTAGTTGCGCTGCACGCCCTGGCCCCACCATTCGCCGAAGTGATGGCCTATCCCGAGACCATTAACCAACTCCTCGCGGTTCGCATGCGCCCACTTGGCAAAGCCGTAGTTGTCATCCTCAGGCGTGATCCAGCGCGTACGCGAGCCCACCAGGAACGAACCGTCCTCGCCGATGAAGATGCTGGCATTGGTGCCATCGATCTTTTCGGTGACGGTACATTCGCGGGTCAGGCGCGCGATCTTGGCAAAGGGTTCGAATTCGATCATGGAAGCGCCCGGAGGTCGTGGTCGGGTTCAGGGGTAAACAGCCATTCGACCGTGGCGGCGATGGCGAGGAGGAGGTGGAAGAGGCGTTTCATACGAGGCCAGCCTGCTGAAGAAGCGGCATCAACTCGGCAAGGTGCGGCGCCAAGCGCGCGAGTGCCGCCTCTTTCACCACGGACTTGTCGGCCAAGTATTTCTCGACCAAGTAATAGATCGGAGTGCGGTCACCGGTCTTGTCCAGGTAAAGCTCGAAGGCCTCGATGGAGAACTTGCGCTCCGGGCTCTCGCTCAACTGCACGGAGAGATTTGAGGGCGCCACATCCAAGTCGATCGCCACACGGGTCAGGCCGCGCTGGTAGACCCCGGTGGCAACACAGTCCCGCAGGGAGCGGTGGCGCTCAGTCAGGCCCGGCTCAAAGTTGAGGGTCAACTGCCCTTTGATAATGGGTGATTTCATTTGTTATCAGCGGTTATCAGTCGAGGGCGCGACGATAGAGGCAATGCTGCGGAGGATTGCCTCCCGGGCAAATGCAGCAGGCTGTAGCTTCGACTGCTCAGCGGCAGCGCGCAGCAGCGCAAGCTCAGCGGCAGTGAAGCGCAGCTTGGTGACTTGGACGTGCTTGTGAGAGGGATCGGCGTACATGGATCAGATCGAGTGGAATAAAGGGCCCCGGGCGGGAGGATGTCGCCCGGGGCAAGCGACGGACGGCCTCAGGGAGGAGAAGGCCGGAGGGATTACCGTCGCGGAGACAAAGGGATGGGCACTTTCGGCAGCGCATCTGCTGCGATGCGGCGTTGAAATATCGACACTTATGCCGTTTGGCCTATTGCGGCATGTCATATTTGCGCGCAGGCTCATGGCGCTGTCATGGGAAATCAACATGTCAGTCGGGGCCGAAAACGTCCGGAAGAATGCGAGCACGATCCATGTCATAAAGCTTTCCCAGGGCTTTAGCGGTCTCCGGGGATGGTCTGCGATCACCGCGCTCAATGTGGCCAACCATACCTTCAGATACCCCGATTTCTTTACCGACCTGAGCGCGACTCAAACCGCGACCCAGGCGAGCTTTTTCAAGCTCGGCGCCGATGACTTTCGGGTCGTCCACAACAGTAGGATTTTCCATAATGATACGTACGGTAGCAGAAAAACGGGTAGCAATGCAACCCCCTGTAGCATTTTGTTTTGTGATCGACCATAAAATGTCAGTCATGGACTGGGGTAAATGGAACGAGCGGCTCAAGGCCAAGAAGAAGCAATCCGATAAAACGGATGCGGACTTGGCTGCTGCTGTTTTCAAGAAAGATGGCGTCGAGGACGAGTCCAAAGGACGTGCTGCCGTAAATCACTGGCTCAACAAGCGCCGGCCGATCACGCTTGAGGCTTTCTTCACAATTTGCGAGGAACTCGGCGCCGATCCGGGAGAAATTCTCTTTGAAATGCCGGTGATCCCGAAGATGAAGGGAAACAATCCGGAGATGGCCAATGCCCTGCAAAGCAAGGGGGTCAGTTTCGCGCCACACGAACCGCCGCCGAAGGTGCGACGGTTCAAAGCATCGAGATCTCGATTGCGGACGAAGTAAACGGAGGCGACATGCGCACCATCTTGATAATGCTTCTTGGCATCAGTTCGCTTGCCTCTGGGCTCGCCGCCATCGCCTGCTTACTCCACTTTCAGATATTGGGCGCGCTGCTGTTCCTCATTCTCTCCGGGGCCTTCGCCGAAGGCGCCTTCTATCTGGAACGGAGGCGGCCAAAACAGTCGGTTGCCCAATACATACGGCAGAGGAACGCGCGGATCTGAACGCGCTGCACATCTTTCTCTGCTTGGCGCTCGCAGCTCCGATCCAGGCCGATGCCGCATCGCGCTCTCGTGCGGCGCGTGCGGACTTCCAGCGACAGCAAGCCTGCCCGGCCACGCAAAGACACCGCGGCCCCTGCCCTGGCTACCAGGTCGACCACATCATCCCGCTTAAATGTGGCGGCGCTGACCAGCCTGAGAACATGCAATGGCTGACCGTGGTGGACCATAAAAAGAAAACGCAACGCGAGGCGCGAATGTGCCGAAAATAACCTCGAACTGCCCATCCAAAGCCCGCCTTGAGCGGGCTTTTTCTTTTCTCGGCTCAAACCGCACTGTTACAAATATCCCCGGATTTGCTACTTGACGTAGCATGCTACTGGCTGTATCTTTCTCCCATGCCGCCGATCACGGCGCCAACCGGGAGAACAAAATGTCTCGCCAATCCAGCCTCACCCGCACCAACGGCCAATACCCGGCCCGCCTCATCCCCCAGGCCCTCGGCCCCAGCGCGACGCAAGTCGCCCGCGTCAGTGCCGACATTGCTGCCTGTGCCGCCAGCGATGCCCTGATCGACGCTGAGGACGCCATGGCCGAACTCCGGACCCGGCTGCAGGACATCCGCAACATGAAGCCCGCCACGGCAGCGCTGATCTTCGGCAGCGAAGCCGCGTGGAGGCAGGCTCTCGCCCGCCTCGGCGTTGCCGCTGGCGCGCAAACCGGGCTGGTCGAAAAGCTTCGCATTGCTGCGCAGCAATCTCCGGGCTTTTCCCTGGCTGAAGTCGAATCGCGCACCACGCGCGGCTATACGGGGGACTGAGCCATGGGAATCCTTCTCGATACCTTAAAGCAGGCAGATTTGCTGCTAGCCAGTTTCACCCTCGATTCGGGCGCGAGTCCTGTCCTTCGCGGCAGTGCAATCAACCTGCGCAACGCCATTCGGAACATCGGCCGGCAGGATGCACACCCAAAGGCCATCGCGTCTGACGAACGCCTCGCGGTTGAGGCGGCCGAGCGCGCCGGCGACTTCAACGATCAGTGCGAAGTAGTGGCGCTGGAATATGCGCAGCTTCTGGAGCGCCGCGCGGCTGCCTGGAAAGAGATCGCCGAGCGTCTATATGCCGACAAGGTCTATCCGGACCAGCGAGAGCTTGCGGACGGGGCCATGGATGCGTTGTTCCGCAAGGACTACGGAATGCAGCCCGGTCGCGCTCCCGCCAAGGCAGGGGGTGCAGCATGAGCGCCGTTCTGAAGGATGGTGGCCCGGCATTCCCGATGAGTGGCTCGCCTGAC